CAATGGGAGAAGACAATGGAGAGCATTTGACATGTCTCCAATGGCATCTTAACCACATGCTTGTCAGGCAATACTCTTGCTGATCTATGTGGATCCCAATCAGTTACAAAGATGTTCATGCGACTAATTCAATAAATTCACCAAGAACTTTTTTGTTAAGTTTCTTAGTCTTAAGGGACTTAACAAATGCTCTCTTAATTTGTGCTTTGGTTGCTTCATCATCCACATCAAATTCAGAATCTTGAGCAAGTGCTGTAGAAGAGATAGCGAAGTATGCATCATAACCTGAATTGGTAATAGTGCAACTCTTATTCTTCTTCCAATCTTTCAACTGCTTTTCATTATCATAATGATAGGATGAAATGAACCATCTTGCATCACGACTTTCAAGAACACGAATACCAATAAAGTTAGTAGAAGGAAATCTGTCTTGAAGATTGTATAGAAGAGCATCAGTGAACTTTCTATAAGAACTAGGAATTTTGTAAGTTCTACCAAGTTTACGATCTCTCAAGAAGGAGCGATCACCATGACACTGATTGCATCCTAAAAATGGTTCATCTTCCCAATGACGATCAACCATTGTATTGAAAGGAAGTTGATGACCTTCACCATCTGTTAAGACAATACATTGAACTTTCTCTACATTATTCTTCTCTTGGAATTGAGGAATAATCTGATGAAGAGCAACTAGTGTTTCATTTAATGGTGTTCCTGAAAGAACTAATTGATGTGGATAATCAAAAATAGTACGGTTTGTGAATGCATAAGCAGTTCTCCATATATTGATCATTTGCTTTTCTAGTTCATTAGCATTTGAGTCACTAGTAAAGAAGTGCATCAAATTAAAATCACTATCTACATGAAGGAAACCTTCCTCTCTAACATAATGCTGAACCTTTTCATTTATCATTCTATCATAATGACTTTGACGATAAGTTTCATCATTTCTATTTCTAAACTCACTAGTAAACGCATACACATCAAAAGGAATCTGAACTTTATTACAGAACCAGATTAGATTGTAAAGTTGCTTCAAGGTGTCCTGAAGAACATGTGACATAGATCCAGA